ATGAATACAGCTATAACTTTTTCTAACGAGTCACCAAAAGCCTTTTTCAAAGATGGTCGCCTGGTTACCACCTCTCAAGCTGTTGCCGACTACTTCGATAAACAACATAAACACGTTTTAGCTAAGATTGACACACTCGACTGCTCTCCCGAATTTACATCAGCCAACTTTTCGGCCGATGTTCAGACTGTCGAAATTGGCAACGGCGCAGAACGTGAATCACGATGTTACCTGATCACAAAAGACGGCTTCATGTTCCTCGTAATGGGATTTACTGGCAAAAAAGCAGCCAGACTAAAAGAAGCTTACATTGAAAAAATTAACGCAATGGAAGAAGAACTCCACAAACGTCCTCCTGCAGCACAAAACTCCCCCGCCCCAAATAATGGATGCGCATTACTGATCCACTTCGATAAACACGGTCAGGTCGAGTTCACAGAAAAAGTCCCCGCCGATGCGATGGTATGCACTCTGGAACGGTTTAAATTTTATCTGGAGCAACATGGGTGGATCGTTGCCCGTAAAGAACAATTGGTGGAAAGGTTGATGCGGTTTTAATGAATGCAAAACCCCGGATGATCACCGGGGTTAATTTATCGAGCGTGATTGCCGCTAATCGCCATCGCTCTGATTGAGCGTAAATCATTCAGGTTATTCAGCTCTTGCTTCATCTCCCGCTGACGACGATAAATCTCGTCGTTGCGATCGACCTGCGCCTGTGCCATTGCTGCTGCCAGCTCTTCCAGTTCTGGCATTGAAAGTTTCACCTGTTGATTATCAGCGTCACCCCACGCAAGGGCGGTTCGTGCCGTATCAGATTTTGCGGCCATTACCACCGGATAAAGACGGGCCAGTGAGTCGGGGCCGGCGTTCCAGATACGACCGCTCCATTCGAACGTGAACGGCTGCGCCTCCTGTTTTGTTCGCCACGCCTCAATTTCCCACTTTTTGGCATCCTTTGCCGCAGCGATAAGTTCAGGGGTGACGGTAAACGGGGAAATTTCGCCCCATTTGCCGCTCTGTAACTCTTTCCAGATGCGCTGCCCTGTCTCATCCATGTCTTCCGGCGATGCAGTGTAAGGCAAATACTCTTCCATACCGAAAAACAACACCTCACAATCCACAGCACCATTTTCCAGTCTGAATATCTTTTTAATATCTTTTATTTTCATCATCAGCTACCGTACCCGCACAAATAACCCCACAATAGTGTTGTTGTCAGCCATCAGTACACCACCCGAACCAGATAACGCTCTGTATGCCCCGGGCAGGGAAAGCGAATATGACAGTCCACTGACATAACAAGTTGGTGTGATTCCTTTTACGCCAGCGCCTGTCGCCACCCCTCCCGAGAATTCCACATGCCCCAGCCTTGAACCTGGATAAATCTTTCCTCTCTGCAGAGTTCTGGTCATATCGCTGTCTGATGTACCGTAATAGGCTGCAAGAATAATATTACCGACTTCCGGGGCCTGGCTATCGCTCCCAAGCAGACTGGCAATCCCGCTTCTGTTTATGTAGCCTGAGTCCCAGGGGCGCAGGGACGGGCTTACGGGATCTGCATCAAGAACTGTTCGATAGACATCCCCATACTGTTCATAAAATGTCAGTAATTTTCTTTTGCCCTGATGTTCTGCCTGACTGTATACCCTGTCAGAAATTTTAATTTCGAGCACTCCGGTAAAACCAATATCCGGAATGATGGGATTAAAATCCGGATGTGTTCTCTGCTCCACAAGGTAGCGCCCTGGCGGCGTCTGCATACACCAGGTTACAAGCTCAGACTGACCATCACTTGCGCTAAAATATTTAATCGTCGAAGTCAGTGCTCCAAAACCCAATGTCCCCGGTAATGCTCCTCTCCCTTCAGTGCGATCATAAATATTACTTTGTAATGCCACGCTATCTGAGATTTCAAGCACCTGCCGCATATCTTCGGATGTGAACTGCGCCAGCAGTGAGCGGGCTTTTGCTGACAACGGAGACAGCGCGATATTCCCTCCGGTATTAAAATACAGAAGGTTATCTGCCCGTACTGTTAATTTGCTAATCGCTGTTAAAATATCGCTAAGCGGCTGTTTACCTGCCAGTGCGTTAGTGACCGTCGTCGCAAAGTTTGGGTCATTACCCAGCGCCGCTGCCAGTTCGTTCAGCGTGTCCAGGGCTTCCGGGGACGAGCCAACCAGCGCAGCGAGCAGTTTGCGGACAAACGCCGCGTTCGCCATCTCCAGTCCGACCGCATCATCCGGTGGGGTTGGTGTGGTTGGCGTACCGGTGAATGCCGGGCTGTCCAGCGGCGCTTTGGTTTTCGTCTCGTCCATGACGATTTTGACGGCTTTTGGGGTTGCAGCAAATGCTTCAGATGTGCTGTTGGCAGCACTGCTGAGCTGTACTATTCCCTTTTTCGTTGTACTCGCATCCTCAAGCCCCACGGCGGATGCGATATCCTCTGCCCGCTTTGCCGCTGTCTCGGCTCGGGTTGCCGCGGACTCTGCTGTACTTTTGCTCCGCTCAGCCTCCGCCGCACTGTCTGCCGCCTCTGTCGCCTTCGTAGCCGCAGCGTTGGCGGACGTCTCTGCAGCAGTTTCTGAATCTGCTGCAGCTGAGGCGTTCTGTGCTGCCGCTGTTTCAGAAGACCTTGCGTTCGTCTCGGACGTTTTTGCCGCCTTCGCGGAATTTCCTGCCGCCGTTGCCGAGGAGGCTGCACTACTGGCGCTCAAGGCTGCACTCGTTTCTGATGATTTTGCCGCCTCTTTTGAAGCCGCCGCATTCCGTGCTGAAGTGGCTGCTTCTGACGCTTTCGTGGTCGCGGTGGATGCAGAAGTGGCTGCTGATTGTTGTGACGCTGCCGCATTCGTTTCAGACGTTTTCGCGGCACCGGCACTGGTGGCCGCCGCGCTTTTTGAGGACTCTGCTGCGGCAGCACTTTTTGATGCTTCAGTGGCCTTTGCTGATGCCGTTCCTGCGCTGGAAAAAGCCTCCTGAGCCGACGTCGCGGCCTGTCCGGCTGACGTTCTGGCTGCGCGTGCTGAGTCTGCAGCATCAGTTGCATGGGTTGCCGCCTCACGGGCTGATGTGCTGGCATCGCTGGCTGACTTCTTCGCGGCTGCCGTGTTCTGTGCCACTACGGACGCGTTACGCGCCACCTCTTCCACCATCAGTTCAAAACGGCGCAGTGCCTCCGGACGGGCATCATCCTCCGTCATGGCACCGAGAAAATCATTCAGCGTACCGGGTTGAGAATCTTCATACACGGTGATGGTCCCGGCATGTGACGGCGGGAACCCTTCCACCAACAAAATAACGCTGTACTGACCGTACTCAACGTCCATACTGTAACGCCCGGCTTCATCCGGATTTTCTGAGGCCAGCGTGTTCACCACCACCGTGGTGCTGTTACGTTTTGCTTTCAGCTGGATTGTGCAGTTCTGTACCGGTTTTCCTGTGCCGTCTTTCAGTACACCTGAAATCTTTACTGCCATATTCACCCCACAAAAAAGCCCGCCTGAACCGGCGGGCTGTCATAACACTGTGTTACCTGGCTAATCAGAATTTATAACCGACACCCACGATGAAACCGTCAGTGCGCCAGTCACCACTGCCGGAGCCTTCATAAGCAATATCAATGGCCACGGATTCGGTCGGGTTAAACTGCACGCCTGCCCCCCACGCCAGAGACGTGTTGCTGTGGCGACTGTCATCACTTCCGGTCAGCACATCGTGCTTTTTCCCCTTGTTGTCAGTTACGCGGAGATAATCTCCGGAGAAAGTCGAAACACGGCTGTAAGCCATACCCGCCATCGCATACGCGCTGAACCATTCATTCACGCACACAGAGGGCCCCGCCATCACGCTGAACCAGCGGTTACGCACTGAATCTTCATGCCAGCGGGTATCGCTGTAACGGGTAAGCTGGCGATTCTTGTCTCCTGCATAGCTGAATGACGTCACCAGCCCCAGTGTGTCCGTAAACTCATAACGGTATTTCACGTTAATCCCGTTCAGATTATCGCTGCCGGGTGCGTTCGTACGGGCATGAAGATACCCTGCGCTCAGTGTGGACTGATGTTCAGACGCCCATGCAGACGCACCGGATACGGCCAGACAGATGGCTGCGGACAAAATGGCTGCACAAACTTTACGCATAATTACCTCTCGCTTTTCTGCAATAAAAAAGGCGCCATTTCTGGCGCCCGTATTGGGGTTATAAAAATTTCAACTGATACTGATACCGGATGCGGCTTTTTTCGTTACCGAGACCATTAAATCACTGATCCATGTTCTGGGATTTCCACTGCCGCTCGACTGAACTTCAAATGTTAATATTACATCTCCGTCCCCCACTGGCATATCAATGATATTGCTGTACACGACTGTTGTCCTTTTCGAACCACTAGTGGATTTGTCATAGATTACATTGCCATTTTTGCGCACAATTAATCTGCAGGTATCGTAGATATTAGCGCCATCATTTTTACTAAAATATGGTGGTGCACCGTACATGATTGGTTGAATTATAATCTGCCTGTCAAAGGCATGATCGTCCTTAATATGAACGGTAAGTGAACCCTGTGGGTATTCTCCGGGGTGCGGAAATCGATGCCCTGTCGTTTTTACAAAATCACCACGCACCTGGTTAGCATCAAGCATCCCCTTAATAGTACAGCTCTCATTAATCGTGACGTTGTTGAGCGTCCCGGCGTTCGCATTCACACTGCCACTGATATCTGCATTTTTAGCGGTCAGCTTTCCGTCCGGTGTCAGGGAAAATGCCGGAGGATTACCGCCGCTGGTAATGGTAGGAGCCGTCAGATACTTCAGGAATACTTCGTTCATGAATATCTGATTGCCCTGCGCCACAAACATCGGCGTTTCATTCCCGTTTGCCGGGTCAATAAACGCGATACGATTGGCGGCAACCAGAAACTGGCTCAGTTTGCCTTCCTCTGTATCCTCCATGCTGAGGCCAAGCCCCGCGACATAATGCTTACCGTCTTCGGTCTGCTCAATTTTGACGCCCCACATGGCATTCCATTTATCGTTGGCGTCCTTCCACTCTTTCGAAAACTCCTCCAGTTTGCTGGCGTTATCTTCCGTCAGCTCGACTTTTTCCAGCAGCTCCTTGCCGAGATGGGATTCGGTTATCTGACCTTTGAAAAAATCCAGATAGCCTTCCGCATCATCGCTCGCCCGACCAACAGCCTCTACGAATGCCGATTTGCCAACGGTGTTCACACTGCGGATATAAAAGTAATAATCATGGCCCGGTTTGATATTGATACTGGCAGCTATCCAGTACAGCCCCGTACCAAGATAGCGGGCTGTGGTTTCAACCTGCCTGATATCCGCAATCCGCTTTTCCGAGAACCAGAACTCAAACTGTACCGTCGGATCGTAAACCGCAAGATGCGGCGTGGCGGTGATCTGAAAATAGCCCGGCGTCAGCTCAATCCGCGACGGTGCTGCCGGTGCGGCAATCCGGAATGATACCGACGCCGGATCACCCTGCTGCCCCCAGGCATTTACCGCCCTGACTGTCAGTCTGTAGTTCCCCAGCGCCAGCTGCCTGAAGCGGTATGTGGTTTCCGTCGTCCGGGCCGTGCTGACCAGCCGCTCACTGCCGTCATCCGCTGTTACGGTCAGACGGAGCAGGAAGCTCACGCCCTTCACCACCTTCGGCGTGTCCCAGCGGGCCAGTACCTGATACTCCCCGCTGTCTGCGGTGACTTCGGCAGTCAGGTGCTGCACCGCTGGCGGCGTGACACCATTCACCGTGCCGCTCTGGTCGCCGTCAAAGTGCGCCCCGTTATCCACGATGGCTTCTTTTTCCGGTATATGCTGCACGGCGGTGATGGCATACGTGCCGTCGTCGTTCTCACGGATACTCACGCAGCGGAACAGGCGCTGGCGCAGCGTCGGCAGCTTCAGTCCCCACACGCTGTATCCGGCAACGCCGTCAGGAACACGGCTCACTTTCACCTTCACGCCGTCGGTGACGGACTGGACCTCCACGCTCACCGGATTGCCACTTCCGTCAACCAGGCTTATCAGCGTGGTGCCGGAGGATGGCAGCGTGATTTCACGGTCGAGCGTCAGTGTCCGCGTCTGGCTGTTCACCGCCAGCACGCGCCCGCCGGTGCTGATACCCGCATAGTCATCATCACAGATTTCAATGACATCGCCCGGTACATGGCGAAGCCCTTCTGCGCCCACGCTGAAGTCCACGGTCTGCGTTTCCAGCAGCTCCGTTTTAATCAGCCACAGCCCGGCGCGGTGTGCCTGCCCCCGGCTGGTACAGCCAAAGGCATCCATCTTCGTGACGTTACGACCGTAACGGGCAATGGCCTGCGTGTCCTCCACAAGCTCTGTCGCCGTCTCCCAGCCGTTATTCGGGTCAATCCAGTTCACCTCAACGGCATTATGGCGGTCCTTCAGGGCGCTGAAGCTGTAGCGGAACGGCGCGCCATCATCCGGCATCACCACATTACTGCGGTTATAGGTCCACACCTTATCCGAGGGTCGGTCCTGCACGAACGTCAGCGTCTGCCCGTTCCATACCGGCATACAGCGCATCGCCGAGCAGAAATCACTGAGCACATCCCACGCCTTGCGCTGTGTGGTCAGGTACGCATTACAGGTAATGCGCGGCTCCGTGCCGCCAAAGCCGTCCGGCACCGACTGGTCGCAGTACTGGCCGATGACATACAGCGCCCATTTATCCACATCCGCCGCACCAAGACGTTTCCCCATGCCGTAGCGCGGGTGGGTCAGCATATCCCACAGACACCAGGCCATGTTGTTGCTGTATGCTGGCTTAAACGTTCCGTCCCAGATACCGCTGTATTGCCGCGTCTGCGGGTTATAGTTCGACGGCACCTGCAGAATGCGCCCGCGAAGATGATAATTACGGCTCACCTGCTGGCTGCCGAACTGCTCCGAATCCACCTGTACGCCGACCAGTGCCGTGTTCGGGTAGCACTGTTTCACATCGATGATTTCGGTGTATGACGACCAGAGCGTTTTGTTCTGCAGCTGGTCTGTGGTGCTGTCCGGCGTCATCCTGCGCATCCG